AGGGACAAGGACGGCAAGAGATTGTTCATGGACGCGGACAGGGTGAAACTGATGAACGAGGCCGATCCAATGACCGTGGTCAAGGTCGCTTCAGCCATCAACAATGGTAGGATAACCGCCACACAGGACCAAGCCGCAAAGGAATAGCGGCCAGTGTTGAATTGAGGTTCGTCCTGATGCTGGCTGACAGATTGAAGAAATCCGTCAGTGAGATATTAGAGATGTCAACGCTGGAGTTTGAACTGTGGTCGGGTTATTTTATGTATGAGGACAAGGAGAACAGGAAGACCATGATGAAAGCCAAACAACAACCGAAGGGTAGGAGATAATGGCCCAGGGCAATCTACTTCTAAACATAGCTGTCAAGAACCAGCAGGCCCTAGGACAGGTCAACAACCAACTCACGGCCCTACAGGGTAGCAGTATCAAACTATCCACCCTGTTGAAGGGTGCCGGTTCGGCGTTGGCGGCCATCGGAGCCACCAAGCTCATAGGTAGCATAGTGTCAACCACGGCCAGGTTCGAGGACCTGGGAGATGCGTTGGCATCTGTGACGGGATCCGCACAGGCGGGTGCCGAGGCGTTCGACTTCGTCAGCAACTTCGCCACCAAGACGCAGTTCGGGGTGGAGGACCTAACAGAGACATTCATCAAACTGAAGGCATCGGGAATAGAGCCCACGGAGGACCTATTAACACTGTTCACGGACACGGCGGCGATAACGACGGACCAGTTAGGTTCATTACAGGCCATTACTGACCTATTCGCGAGGACTACATCGGGTGGATTGGGTCTCGAAGAACTAAACAGATTGGCTGACAGGGGTGTCCCGGTATTCAGGATACTTGAAGAGCAGTTAGGAATAACAAGATTACAGATTTCAGAAGTTGGTAAGACGGCAGAAGGTGCCAAGAAGATCCTTAACGCATTATCAACAGGTATAAGACAGGACTTCGGTGGAGCAACGGCCAGGGTCACAGACAACTTATCAACACAATTTTCAAACTTCAGCATCGCGTTGAAGAACACTGCCAACACGTTTGGACAGGGACTATCACCGGTATTGAAGGACGTCACACTTGACTTGACAACGTTCATCGAGGAGAATGATGAACTGGTCAAGACACTGGGCGAGGCAGTTGGAGGTGTGCTCAAGATACTGATCACCACGCTGGGCAGGATAGCCAAGGCATTCATGGAGATCGTGTCAGCGGTCACCACCAGCATAGACAAGGTCAAGGAATTCACTGGCGCGGCCAGGGACCTCATACCATGGTTGAGGAAGACCGAGAGCGGCATAGATGGTAGCACCAAGGCGCTGTTCACCAGCAATGAAGCCTATTCACAGGCGGTGGTCATATCCAATGATTACACCGATGCCATAAGACGTGTCAAACACCAGGCCGAGGATGGTGCTAGGACATTCAGATTCTACGATGACGCCATAATGCGGGGCAAGAGATCACAGGACGCGGCCACGAGATCGGCCAAGGAGTTCGAGGACGCCATAGCGGACAACGTGGTGCTACAGGCACTGAGAGAGACCATAGGCGAGGGGTTTGACCCTTTACAGGCCAAGATAGCGGCGGTGGCCTCTGGCATGGAGGCATTCAGGAGCACGGCATCCAGCTCACTGACCGACGTCATAATGGGCACCAAGTCATTGAATGACGCACTGGGCGAGATAGTGAACGCCACCCTCAAGGCCCTGATACAGGGATTCATAAATCTAGGTATAACCATATTCGTGTTGGAACCGCTTGAGAGGTTCCTGAGGAACGTGGCCAACAGGCAACGTCAGATCAACGGCGAGCTGAGACAGGAACTGGCATTGAGGACCGCCATAGCGGCATTCAGTGCTTTCACCGGTGGCGTAGGTGGATTCTTTGGAGGATTCTTCGCCAATGGTGGGAACGTGGCCGGCAACACGCCGATCGTGGTGGGCGAGCGTGGACCAGAGCTGTTCATACCCAACACCGCGGGCAAGGTCATCCCCAACAACGAGATGGCGGGCTACGGCTCGGGTGGCATGGGCGGAGGGGGTGACAACATAGAGGTCACTTTCAACATCAACACCATCGACGCCACGGATTTCGATCAACTACTAACAACCAGGCAGGACCTGATCATAGGTCTGATCAACAGGGGTCTTGCTGAAAGAGGCAAAAGGAGTCTAACAGCATAATGAGTGGCACATTTCCAATATCAGCGGGTTTCCAGACACTGGATTTCCAATCTAACACCAACAGCCGGGTCACGAGGAGCGTTTCTGGCAAGACACAGCGGATCAAGACCGGGGCACAGTATTGGAGTTTCAAACTCAAGTCCCCGGCCATGACCCGTGCGGAACTGATGGCGGACTACTCGTTCATCGTCAGCCAGGATGGGCAGGTGGGATCATTCACCATAGTGCCACCAGAGGTAGCATCAACAAGGGGAACGATGACAGGAACTATGACTGTATCAACCACGGTATCAACAGATCCAGCGATGAACACAGCCGCGGGATCAAGTGCGGTGGGAATAGTCGAGGACAGCACGGCGAGTGGCACACTGAAGAAAGGTGATCTCATCAAGTTCAGCAACCACGACAAGGTTTATATGATAACGGAAGATTTCAATCTACAGAATGACAGTTCGGTCCAACCATTGAAGTTCTATCCACCACTGACAACAGCAGTCACAGGTTCAACCACTGTGACCTACACCAACGTGCCCATCAAGGTGTATCTTGACAGAGACGAACAGAAATACATCACGCAGGCCGATGGCACGTTCCAATATGAAATAGTAATGAATGAGGAGATATAATGGCCAGGGATCTTGCGAGTTCACTACAGACCAAACTGGCCGCTAGGACGGTATTCGCCGCGGACCTCATAGAACTACACCTGGCCACGCCACTGTATTTCACATCAACCAACATAGACATAGATTTCGATTCCACCACGGCGCCCGACGCTGGCACCAACACATACCTGGCACAGGGGCAGTTCCTGGAGTTCAGCAACATCGTGGAGTCATCAGACATCAGGGTGGGACAACTGGACATGACCTTCACCGCCGTTGACACCACGACGGTGGCACTGTTGATCAACAACGAATACATGAACAAGCGTGTGGTGATATACCGTGCGGTGCTGGCGGATGACTACACCTTCACCAGCGATGACGTGTTCACGGTGTTCGACGGCATCATAATGGGCTACAGCATACAGGAATCACAGGACACGGCCACGGTGACCATAACGGTGGCCACCCAGTTCGCCGACTTCGAGAGGACGTCAGGCAGGAAGACCAACACCGCGTCACAGCAGGTGCACTTCCCGTCGGACCTGGGCATGGACTTCTCCGCACAGATAGTCAAGGACCTCAAATGGGGGAGGGCATAATGACCAACCTGAGATTCTTGGACTTCAACATCAGGCACTTCGCGGATTTCGAGCGATTGGCCTACAAGGCCGTGTTCGAGCGTGGATACGTGGACGTGGACTTCAACAAGCAACACTGGAACCTACACCTCAAGAACTTGGTGAGCCTCAACAGCAACGTGATCAGGCTGATCTACGATGCACAGGACATGGTGGGATTCTACATCATTCAACTGCACACACTGCCTTGGAACCACAGGACGCAGGCCTTGTTCCAGTTGATGCACCTACAGCCGGACCACAGGAACACCGAGATCTACAACGCCATGTTCAGGGACGCGGAGCAGATCTGCCAGGTCAACAACGTGGAACGCATACAGACCACGGACACGGCGATACAGATGGAGGAGGGCGAGCGACTGTCACTATTACACAACTACAATTACCACCACATAGACGGTGTTTGGGAGGTCAAGAGAGATGTTTGAACCAACATACGTGAAAGACCTTAACCAGCAATATACAGGCGTCTCTGTGCGTTTAAACACCATCAAAACGGTGACGGACAGGCTGATAGGGTTCTACAGGACGTTCGATCGCTACCAGGATGGCACATACGAGGAATTATACCAACACATCTCACCTTCGGTCAGGAACAACACCTACAAGATATTCGAGGAATCGGGCCAGATATACGGTTTCATGAACTGGGCCTTCGTGAACAACAAGGTCCTGGACAGGTTCATGGAGACCGGTGAACTGGGCACCTTGGACTGGCAGTCGGGATTCAAGATGGTGTGGGTGGACGCACTGGCCAAACGCGACATAGACCAAATGGCCAAGTGGTTACGAGATTACACGGTCAACCTACTGGGCGAGAACGTCAGGGTGTATTGGTTGAAGATCAATGGCGAGCAGATACGCGCCAAGGTCAAGATGAGGACCAAGAACAGTTGGAGGATCAATGAGTAAGGCGTGGAAAGCGGCCAAGAAAGCGGTCAAGGCCGTGGTCAAGGTGGTCAGCAAGGTGGTCAGTGGCCTCGTGTCAGCGGTGACTTCACCATTCGGCATGAACATCGACGTGCCTGACTATGACATAGGACAGGACCAATCACAGGCCATACAGGGCGTCCTGCTCAACAAGGACTCCGCGATCTCGCACATACCAGTGGTGTATGGCACCAGGCAGGTGGGTGGAACCCGCGTGTTCGTGTCCACCAATGGTAGCAACAACAAGTATCTATATGTGGCGTTCGTGATGGCCGAGGGCCAGATCAACGCATTCACCGCACTCAGCATCGATGACAATGACGTGCCCTTGGTGTCATACGCACACGGGGTGCAGTCCAACGCCAGCTCTGGCAACTACAAGGACAAGATCCTGGTGCAGTTCTTCGATGGCAGGGACTCGCAGTCAGCATCCAGCCTCCTGCAGGAGGCACCGGGATGGACCAGTGACCACAGGTTGGGTGGCCTGGCATACCTGGCGCTGAGATTCGAGTGGGCCGGCTTCAACACCGAGGACAACCCCAACAACAACCCTTACAATGGCGGCATACCCAACATCAAGGCCACCATACAGGGCAGGAAGGTCCTGGACCTGACCGGCATAACGCCAGCCACCTACAACACCGCATATGGGTCAGACACCATCACATATTCCAACAACCCGGTCAACGTGCTGGCCGACTACCTACGTAATTCGCGTTATGGCAAGGCGCTGACCAATGACAAGTTCCACTGGAGCTCTTGGAAGACCGCGGCCGAACTGTGCGATCAGACCGTGACCTACGCCAATGGCACCACGTCAAAGGCCTTCACCTGCGACGCGGTCATAGACACCGCCAACAGCCTGCTGGTCAACAGCAAGATCATACTGGCCGGTTTCCGGGGCCTGATGCCCTACATGGGCGGACAATACAGGATGAAGATAGAGCATGGCGGTGATGACACCGACATAGCGGCCACCCCGACCGATCCAACCACAGTATTCACCGTGACGGCGGACCACATCCTAGGTGGCGTGTCCTTGGAGGGTGAGTCCAAGCAACACAAGTGTAATAGGTGCGTGGTCACATACGTGGACCCAGAGGCCGACTACCAACCCAATGACGTCACATACCCAGAGGAGGGATCAGCGGATGACATCGCGTTCCTGGCCGCCGACAATGGCATAAGATTGGAGAAACAGGTCACACTGCCCACCATCGCCAACAGGAAGATAGCCGAGCAGTTCGCACAGGTGTTCGTCAAGCGTTCGAGGACGCAGAAATTCATAGTTTTCAACACCAACCTGGCCACCACCAACACCAGCGTTGGGGACCTGATCCGTGTGCAGAGCGACACACTGGGCCTGGACGGCATATTCAGGATCATGGACATCAAGATCAACTCACTGGGCGACATCGAGATATCAGGCATGGAGCACCAGGCGTCGACCTACGCCATAGGCGCGTCGGGCACTGACTACATACGACCTTCGATAAACCTACCGGATCCACAGCAGGTGATAGCACCGACCAACCTGACCTTGAATTCCGGTGCTGAATACAACCTGGTGGACAGCAACAGCAACACCGTGAGGCGGATCAGGGTGGACTGGACAGCATCCACCGACCCATTCATCACGGACTACGTGGTGCAGTTCAAGAAATCTTCAGACGCTGACTACATCACCTACACGCAGACTTCAAACACCTACACCTACATCTCGCCAGTGGCCTTGGGCGAGAGCTATGACGTCAGGGTCTTGGCCAGGAACGAACTCAACAGGCGTTCCGCTTTCATCACGGTGAATTCACACACGGTGACGGAGACCTACGACCCGGCATCGGGCGTCAGCAGTTCGGTGGAGGGTGGATCAATAACGACCATAGCGGGAGCAGGAGGATTCAATGGCTAGGACCGGATTCTACGACGGCACACAGGACCTATACCTGCCCAAGGACTCGAACACATGGGCCGACCTGACGGGCGGCTGGGACACCTACACCGGTTGGTATCAGAACCTCAGTGCCAGCACGGAACTGGAGTGGACCAGCAACATCATCGACTTCGGCTACCAGCACAAGGTATACCCGGTGATCCTGATCACCACCAGGAGGGATGGTGCCACGACCACGGCGGGCAACTATGGCGCGGACTTCCCCAAGATAACCATAGAGGCGGGCAACGCCAGTGACCTGTCAGACGCCACCAGCATCGTGATGACCAGGACGTCAAACCCCACCTACACTGGACTGGGCGCCAAGAGATACTACAGGGTCACCATAACCATCAACTCCGGCACCAACTCACAGCCACAGGGCCTGAGGGGCATCGAGATCAGGTTGCTTACGGACGCCATAACGGAGACCATAGAGCAGTTCGACTCCAGCACCGTGGATGACGGATCAACCACCAGCAGGGTCATACCCACCAACAGCACCTACTCGGACATCAGTTTCGTGGGCGTGACGCCGACCACACTGGTGGAGGACACGGTCGTGACGGGCGTGAGCTCGGACGGGTCCAGCCTGATCCTATACGTGGCCACCGGCTACGTCAACACCGGATACTTCGTGGGCGACGTGGGATCCAGCACGGTGACCACCTCCAACATCAGCATACCACCCTTGGTGCAACTGGTCGCGACCAGCACGGACTCGTTCACCATACGCATATTCAAACCCAACACCGCGGCGGACACCAACTGCACCTTTGACGCATTCGTGTCAGGGCTACCACCGGTGGCCATGGATGTCAACGGCAACCTGATAAGGACCGCGTAAATAAACCAAAAGGAGAAAAACAATGGCTTGGCCAACAAATGACTCAAACATAGTGACAACCAACCTGGACAGTGGCACGGACTCACCGGCCGCCGCGAGACCAGACCTCAAGGCCGCCCTGGATGAACTGGCCAACGTGATCAACGGACGTAACCAGGCATCGGGAGTGGCGGGACTGGACGCCAGTTCCAAGATATCGGCCCTACAACTGCCGGACGAGATCAACTCATCGGCCGCGACCAACCTAACCATCGATCCCACCACTGGGGTGGTGGTCATAGAGGACGTGATGCAGTTGAACCCGGTGGCCTTCGGCAGTCTGCCCGCCTCACCGGCCAAGGGACAGGTGGCATACCTCACAACGGATGGTGCCAGCACCAGCAAGGACCTGCCCATCTACTACAACGGCTCATCCTGGAGATACTTCAGTGATGATTCCGCGGTGGCCACCTCATAGCATGAGGGATTTCCTCCAGAGGGCCCGTGAACTGGGCTGGTGGAGGTGTGACCTCAAGGTCCAGCGTGGTCGTGGACGCCAGAACAACTGCCAGGGCGATCCCTGGCACCAGTGCCGATATCGTCTGAGGCCTGAACCCCGCATCCACCTGCATCGCCTGGAACGCAGATGATAAGGCCCGACCAGGCACCCTACCCAGAGATACTGAGGCGTG